GGTTTATTTAGAGAAATAGTTAAAGAAGATTTAATTAAACAAAATCGTTTTATTAACGAAGCTAAGTTAGATCAATTAGTTGAAGACTTATCTACACACTTTCCTTTTATAAGATATGAACAAGTATTAGCAAATGAATCTGAAAGATTTGCATTTCAAAGACCAAGGTTTGCAAGATCAACAAGAGCAAGAAGTTTAAATTTAACTAGAGAAGCTCAAATTAAACTATTAGATAATAATTTTATATTAGGCGACACTATGAGTTTAATGAAAACTTATTATCGTCAAATGACACCAGATATTTTATTAACTAAAAAATATGGTGATACAAGTGGATTAGGTTATCGAGCATTAGAAAAAGATTCAATGTTTGAAAAAGGTTTAGTAGGAGTAAATGAAGATATAAATAATTTATTATTACAAGGTAAAATTACTAGACAAGAAGCAATTAAAATGCGTAAAGATGTAATACAAGATTTAGAAGCTAGTATTGAATTATTACGTGGTACTTACGGTTTACCTGCGGATCCAACTAAATGGTTTAGTATTGGAATGCGTACAATGAAAAATTATAATGCATTAACAATGCTTACAGGTTTTATGGCTGCTTTACCTGATGTAGCTAGAATTGTTATGACTTCTGGTATTAAACGAGGTTTTAGAACTCAAATAGAAACATTTACTTCTGGAATACAAAATAACATTACTAAAATATCTAAAGCTGAAGCTCAAAGATTTGGTGAAGCTATTGATATGATCACAGGACAACGCGCTATGTTGTTTTCTGATATTGGAGATATGTTTGGCATTCATAATAAAGTTGAAGCTGGTTTAAGCAAATTAGCTAATATTAATTTTATGTATGTTAATTTAATGTCTAGATGGACAGAATTTATTAAAGGTGCTGCTGCATTAACAATTAGCACAAGAATTATTGAAGATTGCAAATTGTGGAGAGCAGGCAAACTAGGAGATAAATGGAAAACTAAATTAGCTGCTTCTGGTATTGATGAAGATATGGCCAGAAGAATTGCTAATGAAGCTGATAATCATGCTACCAAAACACAATATAATTATTTACCTAATACAGCTAAATGGTCTGATACAGCAGCAGAACAAGCTTTTGGTGGTGCATTAAACAAAGATATAAACATAACTATTGTTACTCCATCAAAAGGAGATACTCCTTTATGGATGAGTACAGAAGTTGGTAGTACTATTGCTCAATTTAAAAAATTTACTATGGGTGCAACACAAAGAATGTTGTTACGTGGTATGCAAGAAAAAGATATGGATTTTTTATTTGGATCAATATTATTATTAGGTTCGGGCTTAATGATAGATGGATTATATCAAACACATCGTTTTAATAAAGACTATTCTAAAATTCCCTTAAATGAAAAATTATTAGCTGCGTTTGATAGATCTGGTTTAGGTGGAATTTATGTTGATATTAATAGAGCTATTGAAAGTTTAACTGATAACAGAATTGGTATTAGACCAATGTTAGGTGCAAGAAAACCATATGGAACAGATTTAAAAAATAAAGTTTCTACTTTACTTGGCCCAAGTTCTGGTCAAATTGTAAACATGTTTAATATAGCTTATGATGTTGGTACAAATAAATATAATCATTATACAGCAAGGAATGTGCGTAGATTGATACCATTTCAAAATGTATGGTATTTAGATTGGTTATTTGACGACATTGAAAAAGGATTAAGATAAATGGCAATTACTATTTCCGACACAGAACCACGTGTACAATATACAGCAACTGCTGGACAAGTAAGTTTTTCTGTTCCGTTTGAATTTTTTGATAATGCAGATTTAGTTGTAATTAAAACAGCTAATAATGCTGACACAACATTAAGTTATAATTCATCTCCATCTACTGCACTACAATATTCTGTTAGTGGTGCTGGTCAAACAGGTGGTGGATCTATATCATTAGGTGGTAGTGGTGCTACTTTAAATGATAAAATAACTATATATAGAAATTTAGCTATTGCTAGATCTACTGACTTTCCTACATCAGGTGCTTTTCAAGTTGAATCATTAAATACAGAATTAGATAAAATTATTGCTATGATCCAACAAAATGAAAGGGATCTTAAATTTTCTCCTAAAGCTTTAGCAACAACATCTAATACATACAATTTAACTTTTCCTAACTTAGAAGCTAATAAAGTTTTAACAGTTAATTCATCTGGTGATGGACTTGTATTTAGTGCAGACATTGGATCTTATGAAGGAAACTGGGCAACTGCTACTGGATATAATTTGCGTGATATTGTTAAACAATCTTCTGCATCTGATTCTACAACATTAAATAATATTTATATTTGTAATACTGCTCACACATCTACAGGTACATATTTAACTCAAAATGATACAGCTAACTGGACATTATTAATTAATGTTGCTGATGCAGCTAATGCAGCTGTTGATGCTCTAGCAGCTAAAACAGCAGCTGAAGCAGCACAAGTAGCAGCAGAAACTGCACAAACAGCAGCTGAGTTAGCAGAAACAAACGCAGAAACAGCAGAAACAAATGCTGAAACAGCAGAAACAAATGCAGCAGCATCTGCTAGTACAGCATCTACTCAAGCAACTAATGCAGCTAATTCAGCTTCATCAGCTTCTACTTCAGCATCTAATGCTTCTTCTTCTGCATCATCAGCTTCTACATCAGCTACTAATGCTGCTAACTCTGCTACGACTGCAGGAACACAAGCAACTAACGCAAGTAACTATGCAACAGCAGCCGCTACATCAGCTAGCAATGCTGCAACTTCAGAATCCAATGCTAGCACATCTGCTAGTAACGCAGCTAGTTCTGCAAGCACAGCAACTACCCAGGCAACCAATGCTTCTAATAGTGCTACATCGGCTGCTAGTTCAGCAACAGCAGCTCAAGCAGCTCAAACCGCAGCAGAATTAGCATTAGATAATTTTGATGATATTTATTTAGGATCTAAAGCAAGTGATCCATCTGTAGATAACGATGGTGATCCTTTAACTGCTGGAGATTTGTATTTTAATACTACTGTAAACCAACTTAAATATTATGATGGTTCATCCTGGTCTGGTATTGGAGTTAATACAGACGAAACTGTAAAGGTATCAGCAAATGATACGACCAATGGTTATTTGAATGGTAAATTAGTTGCAGGAACAGGAATATCTTTTGTAGAAAACAATGATGGTTCTAATGAAACTTTAACAATTAATTCATCTTTAAATTATCCAACTATATCTTCTATTGCTCCAGATACTATTACTAATAATGCAACATCTGTTGTGATCACAGGAACAAACTTTGTTATTACTCCTAATGTAGAAATCATTTCAACAACTGGAGCAATCTCTTATCCTAATTCTATAACAAGAGATTCAGCAACTCAATTAACCATCAATGTAACTTTACCAACTGACGGAACTTATTTTATTAGAGTAGAAAATCCAGATGGACTTGCAGTAAGAAGTTCAACAGCTTTGCTTACTGTTTCTGATGCACCTACTTGGAGTACTGCGGCTGGTTCGCTTGGAAGTATTGCGGCTGGATCAAGTGTATCTTTATCAGTATCAGGAAGTTCAGATTCAACTGTTGCTTATTCTGAAACAACAGCAGTATTAACCTCTAATACTGACACACCTAACTCTACCATGAATTTATCTTTAAACAGTTCAACTGGTGCAATTACAGGAACAGCACCTAGTCCAACATCTGAAAAAGTTTATAACTTTACACTAAGATTGACAGATGCAGAATCACAAACTACTGATAGAGCATTTAGCATAACAGTAACAGTAGGAATTAATAATGGAGGACAATTTAACTAATGGCTAGTACATATTTATCAAGAACACAAACATCAGGTAATAGTAAAACTTTTACTTATAGTGGTTGGTTAAAAAGAGGAAATCCTACTGCTGGAGAACGACCATTTTTTACTGCTTCTTCTGATTCAAATAATCGTAGCAGTTTTATGTTTGAAAGTGGTGATACTTTAAGACTATACAATATAGATGGTGGTTCTGTTAATGTAAATTTAATTACAACACAATTATTTAGAGATTATTCAGCTTGGTATCATATCGTATTAGCAGTTGATACTACACAAGCAACAGCATCAGATAGAGTAAAATTTTATGTAAATGGAGAACAAGTTACTTCATTTTCTTCAAGCACTTATCCAAATCAAAATGTAAATATGAAAATGAATAGTGCCATTTCTCATTTATTAGGTCATGCTCCATTTAGTGGTAGTTATTATGATGGCTCAATGTC